GGAACAGGCCCTTTGGCTTGTCTTTGATGGCAAACTCTCATTGAATGAAGTGGCGCTAAATGTCGCCGTTTCCTCGCGCACGTTAGACCGTTGGGTAGCGCATCCGGCATTCAAGTCACGGCTGGCACAGATGAAGGCGGATTTAGAGGCGTCGCTGGCCAGTACGGTGTACGTCTCGAAGCAATCGCGTCTGATGGGCCTCTCGCAAATGGCGTTGGCGGCGCGTAAAGAGTTTGAGCGCCGTCCCTGGTTGAAAGAAGTGCGGCCCGGCCCCAAAGGTGATGTGACGAACGAGAAGTTTAACGCTGAGGCGCATGCCGCCTATCGCGCTGCGCTGGCGGACATTGCAGCCGAGAAGGGCGAACGCAAGAACGTCACCGAACTGACGGGCAAAGACGGCGGCCCGATTGAAGTGAGCGACGCCCATGCCAAACTCGCTACTCGCCTCGCTGCTCTCGCTGAACGACAACGACCGGCAGGAACTCCTGGCCAGCCTGACGGAAGCGGAATCTGAGGCGCTGTATTACGATTGGCCCCTATGGTCAAGACCGGAGCAACTGACGCCGGATGGCGATTGGCGTATCTGGCTTATTCTGGCGGGCCGTGGGTGGGGCAAGTCGCGTACCGGCGCTGAGGACGTGAAGGCATATGGCCTGGCGCATCCCAAGAGCCGTATCGCCATCGTCGCCGCCACCTTCACCGACGCCCGCGATACCTGTGTGGAAGGTGAGTCGGGCCTACTGGCCTGTCTGCCACCACACGCGGTGAGCAAGTGGAATCGCAGCCTGGGCGAACTCATTCTGACGAACGGCACCCGCTACAAACTCTTTAGCGCCGATGAGCCGGAACGGTTGCGCGGCCCGCAGCATCATCGGGCGTGGTGTGACGAGTTGGGCGCGTGGCAGTATCCGCAGCAGGCATTCGACATGCTCATGTTCGGCTTGCGGTTGGGAGACGACCCACGCGCCGTCGTGACCACCACGCCCCGGCCTATCCCGCTCATCAAAAGCCTGATGAAGCGCGTCGGGCGCGACGTGGTGTTGACGAAGCGGTCAACCTATGACAATGCCATGAACCTTGCTCCGGCCTTCATCGCGCAGATCGTCGCGCGGTATGAGGGCAGTCGCCTGGGCGCGCAAGAGTTGAACGCCGAGATACTAGACGACAACCCGGACGCGCTGTGGAAACGCGACGTGATTGAGGTGTCGCGTGTAACCCAAGCGCCGGACCTGTCGCGTATCGTCGTTGCCGTAGACCCTGCCGTGACGAGCGGCGAAGACAGCGACGAAACAGGCATTGTGGCCGTGGGATGCGCGGAGAACGGGCATGGCTACGTGTTGGCGGATCGCTCCATGCGAGGTACGCCGATAGCCTGGGCCAGCGAAGCCGTCGCGCTCTATCACCTGCTGAAAGCCAACTGTATCGTCGCCGAGGTCAACCAGGGCGGCGACATGGTTGAGGCGACGATCCGCATGATCGATCCGAGCATCCCGTTTAAGGCGATCCACGCCAGCCGGGGCAAATACACACGGGCCGAGCCGGTCGCCACGCTGTATGAACAAGGTCGTGTACATCACGTCGGTCTGTTGCCGCTCCTGGAAGATCAGCAGTGTTCGTGGGTCCAGGGCGACAAATCGCCTGATAGGCTCGACGCGCTGGTACACGGCCTGACGGAGTTGCTGATCGGCAAGCGGATGATTCCCCTAGCCGACGAGCCGGACCCCGCCGGACCTGAGCCGGAGCAATCGCTGATCGCGGCGATAGAGGAAGCGCAGCGCGACCCGTTCGCCTGGGCGGATCGCCATCAATTGTGGTAGTCGCTATGGTAGTCGCCGGATGGGAGAAGCGCATGAGCCGTAACCGCCGCACATCCCACCAACGGCCCCAGCCGCGTGTTACACAACACGTCGCCACGGCTGCCGCTGAGGAAAAAGCGAATCCAGCCTTCTCCGGTATGACGCTATTTGATGGCGTGCCACAGCCACACTCGATGGACCGCAACTACAAGTCCTACGCCGATCAGGGCTATGCGGCCAACGATAGCGTCTACAAGTGCTGCCAATACATTTTGACGAATGGCGCGGCCATCCCGCCGAAGCTCTATACCGACGCTTCAATGGAGACGGAGATCAAGAGCCATCCGATCCTTGACCGCTTGGCGCATCCCAACAATGAGCAAGACGGCGTGACGTTCCGTGAGGCGATTATCGGTTGGTATCTGATTGCAGGCAATGCGTTCATCTACGCGATCAGGCCGGGTAAGACCACGGGCGCGCCGGATGAACTGTGGGTGCTAGAGGCGACGAAGGTCAAGCCGATCCCCACGAAGACGCGCGGTATTAGTGGCTACCAGTTTGACGACTTTGACGACACGCTCAACCCGATCCCCGCTGCGAATGTCGGACATCTACGCACCTGGAATCCTATCGATCCCATCTTTGGTTTGTCGCCGATCCAGGTGGCCGCGCTGATGATTGACCAGCAGAACGCCGCGCGCAAGTGGAATCTGGCGCTGCTCAGTAACATGGCGAAGCCGTCTGGCGCGTGGGTGGTAGAGGCCGCGATAGGCAAGCAGGAACGCGATCAGCTAGAGGCGAAACTCGCTGAGAAGCTGGCGGGCGCACGCAACGCGGGCCGTTCGCCTGTGCTGGACGGCGGCGCCAAGTGGACGCAAACGAGCCTGCCACCCTCCGAACTCGACTGGCTCAAGTCGCTGCAATACAACGCGGGGCAAATCGCCAACGTCTACAGCATGCCGCCGCAACTGATCGGCGACACGTCGGCGACGACCTACAACAACATGGAGCAGGCGAAAGAAGCGAGCTACACCGAAGCGATCTTCCCGACGCTCGATAAACTGTACGCGCTACTCACCATGTGGCTGATCCCGATGTACCCCGACCTGTGCGATGCGAAGGGTAAGCCGAAAGCGTTCCTGTACTACGACAAGGACACGGTCGAGGTCGTCCAGCAGGTGATCCAGGCCAGGGAGACAGCGAAGGGCGACCGCGCCATCAAGGCGTATCTGGCCGGGGCCATCACGCTCAACCAGGCGCAAGAGATGCAGGGCTTGCCCGCGCTGGGGCCAAAGGGCGAGGTGTACCGGATCGGGCTGGTGCTGGTGCCTGCCGATAAGCTCGAAGACTACGCGGAGCAATCGCTCGCAGCGCCGGTGACGCAAGCGAAGCCGGAACACGAAGGGTCACTGCCAGGCGAGCTACCACCACCCAAGCCCGGTGAGCCGCCGCCAACTGAGCCGCCGCCCGCGAAGCCCGATGACGCGCCTCCGACGCCGAAGAAGCCCACGCCACCCGATGAACCGCCCGACGATACGCCCCCGCCGAAGCTAGCCACCAAGCCGAAGAAAAGCCGCAACGACCTGAAAGCCTTCCGAGAGGAGACGCTAGGATGACTCGTGAAACCAAAACGCTGTCATTCCAGGTCAAAGACTTGGGAACCATTACCGACGCCAGCGGCCAGCAGTTCGGGCAAATCGAGGCGTATGGCGCGATCTTCAACAATGTGGATGAGGGCAATGATCGCATCGTCCCTGGCGCATTCAAGCGCACGCTACGATCCGCTAAGGACCGCGCCACGGCCCGACAGAATCGCTACCTCGCGCCGATGCTCTGGCAGCACGATACCCATGAACTGATTGGTGGCTGGTACGAGATTGAAGAAGACGGCCTGGGCTTGAAAGCCAAGGGCGACATCAACCTCAGCACGCAGCGCGGGCAGGAATACTACGCGCTAGCGAAAGCGCACATGACCGATCAGTTCAGCATCATCTACGACATTCCCAGCGGTGGCGCAAAGTTCGATAAAGGCGGCGTGCGTGACCTTGCGGAGTTGCGGCTATTCAGCATTGATCCCGTCACGTTCGCTATGAACGACGCGACCTTCCTGGTGAACGTGAAAGCCGCCAGTGAGGGCGCGACGGTGTGCGGCAACACCAAAGGCCCGATTGGCCCGCGTGACGAAGCCTGGGATGGCGGCAAGGCCGAGGGCGAGATATGGGCCGCCGCTTACGATGATGCGTCCGGCGCTGTGGACAAGGCGAAGGCGAAGAAATACTTCATGGTCTGCGCTGGCGACGGCACGAAGAAGGGCGACTATTCCTACCCGTTCTGGTACGTCGGCTCCGATCCCCATATCTGTGTTGGCGCGGTGAAGGCTATCGCCGCCGCCGTCCAGGGCGCGCGTGGCGCATCGGCCCCTGATGGCCTCAAGCCCAAAGTCGAATCGTTGTACCGGAGAATATCAAGCAAATACCCCGATGACCCCCAACTGACGCCACCCTGGAAAGATGGCGAGAAAGCACGACAGCCCATGCAGCGCAAGACCTTCGCAGAACGCTACACCGAGCAGCAATGCCGCGACCTCTTGCGCGACTGGCAGGATGTCGTGTTGACCGCCTTTACCGGCGCGGTGTATGACGCCTTCCAAATCGGCGACGAGCCGGAATCGGACATCAACGACGCCCTCGACGCGCTAAAGGGCGCGGTCAGTGAGTGGGTTGAGGAAGCCGTGAAATACGGGCTTTCCGACTACCTGGACGCGCAGGGCAGCGACTACGACGGTGGCACGGAATCTCGCATGCAGAATGGCACGAGCACTGGCTACGGCTATTACGGCATGGCACGTTCCACACCGCTTCAACGCAAGGCCATGACCGCAGGCGACGCCACGACGGGTGGCTTCACCGCCGACCATGTGGATAAGCTGCATGGTGCGGCTGAGGACGGCGCCAACGCGGTAGACAAGCACACGAAGGCGTTGCACGACGCCGCCAAGAGCGTCAAGGCCATGATCAAGGGAACTCCCCAGGGCGATGGCGCCAAAGCTGGGCGCGCATTCAGCGCCGCCAACGAAAAGGCGTTGTCCGATCATGCCGATAGCCTAGACGCCGCCGCTGATAGCCATAGCAAATCCATGAAGCGCCACCTCGGCGCTGTGAGCGACGTAGCCGATGACCTTGCAACCATCTTGCAAGGGTCCGAGGCCGCGTATGGCGCCGACGCTGGTACGCCAGCAAAAGGCGAGCAAGAAGGTAAGACCCGCGCCCCGTCTCAGGGAAAAGCTACCGAGACACGCGCGCCGCACACGCCCCCGTCCGCAGAGGACACGGCGTCTGAGGAAGACGTAGCCCGCGCGCTTGCCAGCATCCGCAAGCTACGCGCCGTGTAGTGCGTCGTAGCCCAACCCCACACGAACTGTGTAGCCCCACTGAGATGAGGAGCATTTTCCATGCCTACGACGAAAGACTTGCTGGACGAGGTTCAGCAGATCGCCGCTGATATGAGCGCCCGCGTAGACGCTGCCGACAAAGAGCAGAAGGCACGCGGCGAAGACCTGACGAGCAAAATGGGTGTCATGGCCGCCGAATACAAGAGCGCCCTTGACGCGCAAAACGCCCGCATCAACGAACTGACCGACCAGATCGAGCGCGAGCGCATCGCCGCCGCGCGCCCCCCGTTGGGCGGCAGCCAGCGCAAATCGTTTGGCCCGCAGCACGCCGCATTCCTGAAGGCAATGAAGTCACGCGGCGATCTCACCATGCTCTCCCAAGAAGAGCGCGCAATGATCGTTCCCGCGTTCATGCCGCCCGAACAAAAAGCCTTGTACGCAGGCGACGCCACCACAGGTGGCTTCTTCGCTAGCACCGATTTCATGAACGAGTTGCAGGCGTATCGCTTGCTGATCTCGCCCATGCGCCGAATCTGCCGGGTGCAGCAAACCAGTGGTGAAAAAGTCCAAATGCCCGCCCTCGCCAACGACACGACCGTCTACTGGGCGACAGAGCAGGCGTCGTTCACCGATAGCAGCAACCCCACCGTCGGCATGATCACGATCCCCGTTCATGAGATGCGCGGCCTGCTGAAGGTGTCGCATCAGAACCTCGAAGACAGCCTCTTCAATCTCGAAGACTTCATGAAGGATCGCCTCGTGAAGAACTTCGCCAAGACGGAGGGCGCGGCCTTCTTGAATGGCACGGGCGCAGGCCAGCCACGCGGGTTGCTCAACTACCCGACCAAGGCCAGCAGCAGCTACGCCGGTGGCAGCGCGGGCAAGAACAACGTCACCGACGCGATCCCCTACGTCGCCTCCACCGGCACGACGGGCAAGATCACTGCCGATGACGTGCTGAATGTCGAGATGGACTTGAAAGCGGACTACGACGCCAACTCGACGTTCGTCTTCACGCGCGGCACGCTTAACACGATCCGCCTGTTCAAGGACAGCCAGAACCGCCCGTTGTGGCAGCCGTTCGCCGGGGGCGATCTGCCGTCGCAAATCTACAACCGGCCCTACATCGAAATGCCGGACATGCCGGAAGTCGCGTCGGGCAACTTCGCCATCGCCGTTGGCGACTTCTCCAACTACATGATCGTGGATCGCATCACGCTCAATATTCAGCAGTTGAACGAACTGTACGCGGCGTCCGGT